TTCAGGGAGCGTATCGAGTCCGGGCTTGATATGCCCTCTGATATCTTTAGTACGTGGATTAAAGATAAAACTAAAATAACCCGGAAATAACTAATGGAGAATGTATAATGGCTAATGAAATAAAAGCTAAACAAGACACATCACTAGCGTTGTTTGGTGATGACGTATCCAAAGGTTTTGAGAATATGACGCAAGAAGATATGGCGTTACCGTTTGTCAGAATCTTAGGACAACTATCACCGCAGGTAACTTTTGGTGATGGAAAGTATATAGAGGGTGCCAAACCTGGTATGATCTATAATACTGTTACCAGCGAATTGTACGATGGTAAACAAGGTATCAAGGTTATTCCTTGCTACTACAAAAAAGATTATCCAGAATGGTCGGATAGAGGGGATGGACCAGGTGCTCCGGTTGCAATTCATCTACCGAACAGTCCGGTAATCGCAACAGGTAAGAGAGATGGCTCAAAGATTAGATTGCCTAATGGTAATTATCTTGAAGAGACTGCATCTTACTACGTGATGATAGAGACAAAGTCTGGTGGTTATACACCTGCTTTGATCACGATGAAATCAACTCAATTAAACGTTAGCAAAAAATGGAATTCTATGATGAAAACCATACAAATTGCTGATGGTAAAGGGGGATTTGCTATACCTCCTATGCACGGAGTTGTTTATAATCTAGCATCTACCTTACAAAAGAACGACAAAGGTTCTTGGTATGGCTGGGTTGTAACGCAGGACAGAATTTTAGGTCAATCAGATAAGTCTTTGTATTTAGATGCAAAGAGTTTTTCTGGGAATGTATCTAAAGGGACCGTTCAAACAAAAGCTGATGTAGAAGAGAAGGCTGGTGAGGCAACTCCTTACTAACCAAAATGAGGGGGATTGCAAAATCCCCCTTTACAAAGAATTAAGAAATGATAATGGATAAGTTCAAATCAATATTTCAAGGATTAGAGATCGCTTATGGACAATACCAACCCGGTGAGCGAGGAGAGAACGGAAAACAAAAAGGTAAGGCTTTTATTGTTAGGGGGGACGTTACCCACTCTTTATGGTCAGACCACCTTAAAGGTAAAGGCCCCGCGCTCGGTATCATCCCTATTAATGAAAACAATAGTTGTCGTTGGGGGTGTATTGATATTGACGAATATAACTTTGACCATCTTAGCCTCATACAAAGTATTCGCAAACTTAATCTCCCATTAATAGTTTGCCGTAGTAAGTCTGGCGGTGCACACGTATTTTTATTTACCAAAGAAAACATTCCTGCATCTTTGATGCAATCAAAATTAAAAGAAATGGCAATTTATCAGCTCTATGATAAGTTTTCTTTACGAAAAGAAGAGGTGGAACAAATTAAAACAGAAGAGAAAAAAATAGAAGAAGCATTTCCTGGAGGACCCCCTTGCTTAAACAAATTAGCATTAATAGGGTTTGGTGAAGGCTCCAGGAATAATGCTTTGTTTAATGTAGCAGTTTATTATAAACAATCTCATCCAGATAGTTGGGAAGATGAAATTGTAAAAGCAAATATGAAATTTATGGAACCTCCATTAAGTAATAGTGAGGTTCAACAATTAATTAAATCAGTAAACAGAAAAGGTTATGATAAATACCGCTGCAAAGATGCACCCATAAACGCTGTATGTCAGTCAGGATTATGTAGAACAAAAAGATTTGGTGTAGGATTTGGAGAAGAAGAGATGCCAGTGTTAGGTAGTCTTACAAAGTATTCATCTAATCCACCACAATGGTTTTTAAGTGTAGATAAAAAAAGAATAGAATTAAAATCAGAACAACTTTATAGTCCAAACTTATTTGCATTAGCGTGTTTGGATCAAGCAAACTTAATTGTACCGATACCAAAACCAAAAGATTGGAAACAACATTTTTTAAAACCAATGATGCAAGATCTGCAAGAAGTAGAACCATTAGAATCTTTAGATCCAGAAAATGAACTCACAGGACTTTTGCAAGACTGGACAACTAATAGACAATCAGCAAGAACTTTAGATGATGTATTTAATAAACTACCATACACAGACGAGAAAAAAGAATTTACTTATTTTAGAATGGAAGACTTTTATAACTTTTGCAAAAGAAATCATTGGGAGATGGACAAAACTAAAACAGGAAATTTATTAAAAAGAATGAAGGACACTTTTGTATGCGAAGAAAGAGTAAGAATTAAAAAACAACAACCAAGATTAATTAAAATAAAAACAATGAAACAAACAGAGGCTGCCGTTTCAAAAATTCCTTATCAAGAAGATAACTTTTAATGAAAACAATAATACTTGGTCCACCAGGCACTGGAAAAACAACAACTCTATTAAATCTAGTAGACGAATTTATTCAGGATGGTGTTAGACCTAAACAAATTGGATATTTTTCATTTACAAAAAAAGCTGCAACGGAAGCTGCAAACAGGGCTGCTGAAAAATTTAACTTAGACATTGATAATGATCTTACATATTTTAGAACACTACACTCATATGCATTTAATCAATTAGGTATGACTCGAGAAAAAATGATGGGTAGTGAAGACTACAAAGAGTTTGGTGAAAAATGTGGAATACCTATAAAGGTTGCAAAATTTTCCGAGGGCGATGGTACTTTTAATTCTGACAATGAGTATCTTACAATAATAAATACTGCAGCTGTAAAAAGAATGGACCTGTTAGAGTATTATGATTCTAGAAAAAATATATTAGATATAGAACGAAATACTTTGTTTTTATTATCAGAAGAACTTAAAAGATTTAAACAAGAAAAAGGTTTAAAAGATTTTAATGACTTGTTAGAAGATTTCTTAACCAAAGAAAATCACAATAAATTCAGAGTCTTATTCATAGATGAGGCCCAAGATTTATCTTTGTTGCAGTGGGAAATGGTAAGAAAGATATGGAGTCGCGCAGAGAAAACTTATATTGCAGGTGATGATGACCAGGCCATATTTAAATGGGCAGGTGCAGATGTAGATCACTTTATCACTCTCAAAGAGGAGGTCGATGATATACAAACACTTGATCAATCTTATCGTATACCTGGAGGACCTATACACGAACTATCACAAAAAATAATTAATCAAGTACAAAACAGATTTGACAAAGATTATAAACCTAGAGAAGAGCACGGAGTTTTAAAAAGATATTCTGACATCACGCAGGTAGATATGTCGGAAGGTAATTGGTTAGTATTATCTTCTGCGAATCATTTTTTAGATCAAGTAAAAGAAGTATGTGAGTTGCGGGGTTGGTACTATCAATACAAAGGACGTAATTCCATACCACTTAAATTATTGTTAGCATTAAATAATTGGGAACACTGGCGTAAAGGTGAACTATTAAATCACTTGGAGATAAAAAACATTTATGAATACCTTGGATCAAATGTATTAGAAGGATTTAGAAAAGGTAAGACACTACACTCTGATGACAAATATACTTTAAAAGAATGTCAAAAAGAACACGGTCTAATAGTTTCAACAGTTTGGTTTGAAGCATTTGAAGGACTAGATCCTATGACCGAAAATTACATTCGTAATATGAGGGCGAATGGTGAAACGTTAAATAAAAATCCTCGTATAATAATGTCAACAATACACGGAGCGAAAGGAGGAGAAGCTGACAAAGTTTTATTGATGCAAGATATAACGAACGCTGCACTCGAAACATTTAGTTATGACCCAGATGAATTACATAGATTATTTTATACTGGAGCGACGAGAGCGAAGCGTGAATTGCACGTCTTGGATCCAAAAGATTTTGACAAGGCTTATATATTATGAGTAAAGTTTGGGATAAACAAATAGGCGGACAACACTATCAAAAATTTGTCATACAGCCAAGTAAATTTGTGGTTGAAAACAAGTTGTTATTTCCGGAGGGATGCGCTATAAAATATATATGTCGTCATCCGTTTAAGGGAAAAAAAGAAGATTTGCTAAAAGCAATTCACTTTATCGAGATGATTATTGAAAGGGATTATAAGTGAGAAGCACGCAAATACCTCTGTTCACACCAGAGACGGAATGGGTTATGCCAGAAGAACTTAAAG